GTCGGGGCTTTTAACGTGCCGCCCGTTTCAGAATGATAAGAAGCCCGTCCTTTGGCATTTAAGCCGCCAGAGGGTGATTTGCCTTCCGATCTTGTCCATGCAGCAGTCATAAAAACCTCCGAAAGAAAGAAGGGGGCCGCAGCCCCCCACTTAATCGTGCATCTTCTTCAACGTCTGAGCAAGTCTGGCGCGTTTAGCAAGAGTAGGGTTCGTGCTATGCGCCGCCTTAGCTAACTTCTTGGCGGGGATTTTTTCCCCCGCCGGAACGTGAAGTTGTCGGTGAAGTGCGCCGGGATGCTTAATCGCACCCTGAATCCACTTCGCTCCGCCGCCATCAGCATGATGCTGACGGCTTACGACTCCCCCGGCTCCACCATGCGGCCAGCAGGGGTCTTAACCTTGTTAGCAGCAGAGAATGGGCGCATCTCAGAACCACCGTGGACTGGACCACCCGACTTGCGGGCAGGGCGGTCAAGACGGTGATGAGCATGGTGACCGTGCATTTCAAGGTGCTTATGCGCCTTGTGAGTACGACCGCCGCGTTTACGGGAAGCATGTTTTTCGCCAGCTTCATGGACGACATGCGAACCAGCACCAGAATAAACTTCCGATGGCGTTTCGTCATGATCTACTTCACCATGCATTGGAGATTCAACAGCGCCGCCCTTTTTGTGGTGCGAACGGCCCTTGATCGCATGCATGGAGTGCTTCTTAACCATGTGGTGAGCATGGTGACCATGATGTTCAGAATGATGTTTCATGGGTTACTCCTTAAAAGTTATAATACTGGGTTAAGCCAAACAAGCCAGTCGCAGACTGAACATTGTAGGCTTGCGGAATCTGGCGGAACACATACTTGTTCGTGCCAGTGGACGGCGTAAGATTGACACCTGACGCATTCGCAAGGTCAATTGTGCCACGGACATCGCCCGTTGTAGCGGACGGTGTAGTACGATCAGCAGGTAAGAAACCGTTTGCCGCAAACGCCGTGTTAACCGATGCCGTAACTTGCGAAGCACCAGAGTTAACAACAACTTCCGCCGCAATATCGGAACGAATTGGGAGGCCAACAATTGCGGTTGTACCAACGGAATAAGCATGAGTCGTATCAGCTGTACCGCCCGAAAGCACTACTGACTTAATATACTTAAATGCTTTTTTACCGTTTACCGTGCTACCTGCCGTAATCGTAATGTTTTCTGACATAGGATATCCGTAAACATCGTAGCCATTAACAGAAGCGGTTGCGTAGGTGGCACTTGCCGCGGCAGTAATACTTACTGCACGGCTAACCATAGCCATTGGGTTCCACAACCAGACCGAAGGAGTCTGAATGTTTGTTGGAATGGCGCATTGTTGAACGTTTGGATAGGCCAAAGTGACCGTACCCGACGTAAACGTTACGTTCTGACTTAGCTGATAAGTACCAGTCTGCCCGTTACCAACCGTTGATGACGTTCCTGTCGTTGTTATCTGAGAACCGATATAAACGCCAGAAGTTGCACCAAGAGTTCCGCCCGTCACCGTAGTAGAAGACGAAAGGAGAACCATGCCGGGTCCGATTGGCATGCCGCTGTTTGCCGTAACCGTCAGAACGCCGTTCGTTGCCGAAGCGGTGACTGAAGCGTAAGCATCAAGAGCAAGAACCGTATCCGTTGCGCCTGTATCCGAACGGGTAAATACCGAAGAATAATAGACGCCAGTGGTCGCGGAGTTAGTTGTAACAAGTGAAAGAGTTGCACTTGTTGGGTTAGCGGAGGCAACAATTGCCGCCGTTGAGTTTGTATATGGGACGCCAGTGAACGAAACAATGTCACTAAAGCCATACCATCCAAAATCCGGTGCCGACTGAGCTTCACCCGGGAAATAGGTGAATGGAGTACGTGGATCAAGGATGCCGCCCCCCGCATAAAATAGCGAAGAGCCTAAATCAGGGTTGTAATCCGGCGTTGTCGTCGGATTTTGCCCAAAAACAATTACCGGGCCGGAGAATGCAGTAGTAGACATGGTGCCTTCTCCTTACGAGGTTGGGAACGAACCGTAAATTGAACGCCAGTTGTAGTAACCAAGGCTGTAACGCTCATAGCCCTTAACAAGAAGGTTGTCTGTCGTGAAATCCACCTGCATATCCATTTCAAATGGAATACGCTCCATATATACCAGACCCTTAATGTTTGTTAAGAGGAACCAAGCATAGTTGGAGGTCAAGAAGTCCATGACCATGTAACCTTCTGGCAGACCGCCACCCGTAAAGAGGATCGCATTGGTGTCGTTATCTGCCGTGCCCGGACGGAGTTGCGTCTTCGTAAGACGAATAGCAACTGGTTCAAGCGAAGGAGGAACGATCAACTTACGACCACGGGCAAAGATCTTGATGCCAGCGATATCACGGAAGTTCTGGCGGATAGAAACCATTGCGTTGAGCAAGGTAGCTTCGTTCAGATCAACCTGTACAGTTGGGGTGTTAGCAATCGTCAGACCGCCATCAATAGGATGCGACGTGGAGCAAAGTGCCACACCGTCAGCGCCGATGGATGCATTATACGTGGTTGCCGTGTTGAGCACGTTTGCCGCGTAAATTTCTTTGGTCTGATGGAACGACTCAGTCAAACCAAGGTTGGTTGGCTTGAACTGTGCCTTGTAGAGGTTGTCATCAATTGCCTTACGGGTGATAGCGTAGCCAAGCGCAATTTCATTGTGCTCTTGGTTGTACACATAACGCTCACCAGCGGCGTTATCAAACTGAGTGTTACCACCTTCTTGCTTTAACTGAGCAAGACCGAGGTAACGCATTTCAGCGGTGCGTTCCAAAGCCATGTTTGACTTGGTGATTTCAAACACCTTGTCGTACTGGGATGGAATCTGCGAATACTTGCCTTCAACTCCACGGAGGCCGGGGAGGAGAAGGTCACGAATCTGACTGAGATTAATAGCCATTTGAACTTACTCCTATTACGACCCAGCCGTCAGACGGAAGGACTGGTTGTTGAAGGCAACAATAATACGATTGTATGCGGTCGTCGTATCCGTGCCGTTTGCGCCCGGAGGTGCAGTGACAAGCGACAAGATGCGGAAAGCATACGTCGTAGAAGTGCTGATGTTGGCTTGGTTTGCATAAGCCGTGGACTGACCAGTCAAAAGCTGGTAAGCGGCTGGCGATGCAGGTGAGTTACCAGCGTAGTCAATGTTAGAATTGACCTGAGCCTGAGTAACGGCAGCAGAACCCGAAGACTGAACGTTAAACGTTGCCTGTGGGTCCACAATGACGTAGGCATTGATAACCGTTCCCGATGGAACCGTTGTGCTGGCGGGCCAATAAGGCGACCAAACAACTCTGTTAACTGAAGAATTGTAATATTCGCAGCCGATGAAGACGCCAAGAACAGCGGTTGTGCCAGCGGCACCCGCAATTACATAGCCGCCAGAAATCTGGACGGGATCGCCTGAGAAAATGTTTGAAGAATAGCCGGATTGAATGGCGTAGGTTGACTGTCCAAGCGAACCGTTACGTCCGTCCAAAAATCCTGCAAGTACGAAACCATTGGGCGCAGAAGTGTTCGCCATAGGTCGCTCCTTTTCGGTAGGATAAAATCAGACAGCGCGTCTGCATATATCCAACGAGGGAAGCCCCCTACGGCGCGTAGAGGAGTTATAAAACATCCTATAACATTATGTTTAAAACAATGCAATAGGGGTAAGGGGGATAAAAATCCCCCTTTTTTATTAGCGTGGAACCTGCATTGGTTCGTAAGATTTACGGATACCCGTCTGCTTGCGATCACGTTCAAAAGTACCAGCGGGGGCAATACCCAACGCCTTTTCTTTCTGGTTAACCAGTTCACGGGCGGTAGAAAGTTCCCGATCTTGAGCAATATTCGTAATTTCTTTAGGGCGTTCCATAAGAATCATGCCCTTTTTACGAATTGCACCGCTATGACCAATAGGCATCATGTCCGGATGACGGCGGGTATCCACTGGTTCCCAACCGCCAGACCGCATTTCAATCATATGCTGGTCGTCCGTCATGCCCGCAATGGATTCGCGCTTCCAATTGTAGTCCCAACCTTCTGGAACCTTGCGCGGATCAATGTAAAACTCATCGTACATTGATGGGTCCATTGAATCGTCGTTCATTCTGGCCCGCAACTCTTCAGCACGGATCGCTGCTTCACGAAGACCACGGGTTACGGGTGCTACACCCAGTTCTTGGGTGTCATTTTGGCGCAATTCGGTCATGTTTTCTTCCATCTGTTCTGTAATTGGGGTTCTGGCTGGCCGTCCGGGGCCACGTTTAATTGTTTCTGACATGGATTACCTCACAGCATGTTCTTTTGTTGATAATACAACTTAGCTTCAAGGTATTCCTCATCGCTCATGTCAATATCACGGGCGGCTTGGCGTTCAGCGGGGGACAAAGTCATGGTAACCTGTTGTCCAGCACG